AGCTGCCGATATGCAAATGTTGGAACATAAAGAATCAATCATCCGTGATATTGCTCGTGTTTACCGCATCCCATTGCATTTAATTCTTGGCACTGGTGGAGATTCGCAGACCTATCAAAACATTGAGGCGTTGGGTTCAGCGTTCTTTAAGTACACGCTGCTTGGTTGGGTTCGCCGCCTAGAGTCTGCTTTCAGCGAAATGTTGCCTTATGGTGAATCCATACGATTTAATCCAGAAGAGTTTTTGCGTGCTGATCTTGGCACAAGAGTTCGTGCGCAGCAAGCACAGATCATGTCTGGAACGCTCACACCGAATGAGGCTCGCCAGATTGAGAACCGTGAACCGTATGAAGGCGGAGATCAGTTTGTTATGGGTATTGCTGGCGCACCTATTGCTGGTGTTGTGGGTGGAGACTTGCCAACATTGGGTACTGATGCAATCCCACCAGAAAGAAGTTACCGAAACAACGAACCACAATCATTGATCATCAATGAAACGCCACAAGACATTTCTATCAATATGCCTCAACAGCGTGTGAAGGTTGATTCACCTATTGTCAATCTCAAACCACAAACAATCAACATCCCTGAAACTGTTGTGAATGTGACCATGCCAGAAGCAAAGATGGTGCGTAGGTCTGTTGAGCGTGATTCTGATGGGCGTATTATTTCTATTACAGAACAAAGGATTGATGACTAATGGCAACTGGATTGAGTTCATATCTTGCAGGTTCATGGCTTGACGCTGTGGGGAACAACACTTCTTTTGCTGTTGCACAGGTGTATGTAAAACTTCATGTTGGCGATCCGTCATCAAACGGAACAGCAAACCCTGCAACAGAAACCACACGCAAAGCAGCCTCATTCGGAACCGCATCTGCAGGTGTTCTTACTTCTGATGCTGATGTCGTTTGGACAAACATTGCTGGATCACAAACAGCAACCTTCTTCACAGCATGGGATGCAACAACAGCAGGAAACTTCCTATTCTCTGGATCAATAACAGGAAACCCCTATACGGCTGGTGACACTTTCACAATCGCTTCTGGTGCATTGACTGTTTCTCTAACTCTCGCAAGTTAAGGCATCATGGCGTTTTCACGCTTCACATTAGACACAAGTGCATTAGATGATGCAACTGTTGGTTTGGATGGTTCGCCATTCCCAATGAACGCAACAGCAAGTTCAGATTTAGGAACTGTTGTTGCTGCTGCCATAGCACAGATAACAAACTTTGCTTCAGCCTCAGCCACATTAGGTTCGGCTTCTGCATCAGCAACATCACAAACAACAAACCCTGTCACGGCTTCATCTGAATTAGGTGCAATAACATCAGAAGCATCAACACTGACAACCCATCAAGCAACAGGTGAAGGTTCGTTTGGTTCACTCACAGCAGAGGCAACATCAAGCACAGCAAACAACGACACAGCAACAGCCGTATTAGGTGGTCTTGAAGCGCAATCCACCAGCAGTATTGCGCACAATGCTTCTGCCCAAACAAACCTGCAAGGGATGGAAGCACAAGCCACAGCAATCATTAACAATGAAACAACAGCAACAGCCACATTAAATGGGATAGTGGCGCAGGCGACAGCGCAAATAGAAGGAGACAACACAGCCTCAGCCTTATTGGGTGCGTTGATAGCGCAAGGGCAAGCAACAGTTACACCTATAAATAAACCTGCTTCATCTGGTGGTCGCATATTTGCAAGACCAACACCACGCCCAATCATCAATCCAATACAACCAAAGCCCGAACCACAACCAGAACTGATCGTTCAACCTAAACCAAAACCTAAGCCCAAAAAGTTTGCAACAATTAAAGCAACTGCTTCTGTTACAGTTCCACCTGCATCCGTTTATGCTTTGAGTAGTATTTCTTGGGTTGCGGAATTAGATGATCTTGAAGTATTGGAGTTATTGTGAGGGCATACAAAATAACAGTTACAGCAACACCACAGATTTTGATTGGTGCCGACAACATCAACCGCATCGCCTATATCGGCATTGTTGGAAACCAAGATATTGCTGTTGGAAATAGCAGTGTCACATTCGCTACAGGGCTGCTAATAGAGAAACACACTGCGCCGATTCATATTGATGTTCCGCTAGGTGAAACTTTGTGGGCTGTTTGTGATGCAGGTCAAACTGATGATGTTCGTGTTCTATTGCCAGATAGCGACTGATCATGCCTTACGGAATATCTGCAAACCAATCAGACTGCTCTAATTGGGCTGCAGTCAAGATTGAATCAGACGGATCAGCAACCACGCTTGCCTGCTATGACACTAAACAAGATGCCATTGATCGTATGGTGGCACAGTCTTTGGCTGAAGGTTTAGAGCCTGCAGGTGAAGTGGGTCAGCGCAAGATGGACAAAAGGAACGATGAACTAGTTGCGTTTATTGATTCAGCAATCATGATTCTTATGCAAGCGAAAGCCTCGTATGAATCTGATGAAGAAATGGAAGATGAACTGGAAGATGAGTTGGAAGATGAGCCTGAGGAAATGGTTGAGGTTTCCGAGTATCGTGCAGTTGATTTATCTGCGCCAGCGTTCATGCGTGCTTCAGCAAAGCGTGGTTTAGCGTTACATGAACAGGGTTTGTCAGGTGATGGGCTTGTTCCACAGACCGTTGAAGATGCACGCAAGATGGCTGCAGGAACAGTAACGGAAGATAAGTGGCGCAAGATTGGTGCATGGATAGCACGCCACATTGACGATCTTGATGCTGTTCAGGGTGATGAAATTACTGCAGGATTGGTTGCAATGCTGTTGTGGGGTGGTGGCGCAACTAAGGCTTCGGCAAGACGGGCGCAAGCATACGCTGAAAGAATCGTGGCACAACTAGATGGTGATGAGGAACGAGCACCTGCACCATTGAAAGATCAAATCAAAGGCAGCGATGAAAACCCTTCAGGATCAGCAGCCGATACAACTGGTGGCATCCAAGTTGGTGAAGCAACAGAAAAAGCGTTACAAAACAAACTTACCGAACACAACAAAAAGATGAACGATGATGATCGCCCTGTTTGGACTAGGACAACAATGGGTGCTTTGAAGGCTGTGTATCGGCGTGGTGCAGGTGCGTTCTCTACATCTCACAGACCGAACATGACTAGGGCGCAATGGGCTATGGCTAGAGTAAATGCGTTCCTTTACCTTTGTAGGACTGGATCACCTGAAAACGAAAACTATGTAACAGACAACGATCTTCTACACCCTGAACACCCTAAGTATTCTTCCGATAACAAAGACAAATAAAAACATATACAGTGGAGTCACTATGAGCGAAATATGTAACTGGATTGCTAAACCGTTAGATGAAAAGCGCACGATTGCGTACAGCAATCTTGAAGTTCGTGCTGAAGGCAACGGAAATACTTTGGTTGGTTACGCAGCGTTGTTTGATTCCCCATCAGAACCGATGCCATTTATTGAATATGTTAAGCGTGGTGCGTTCAGCAAAACTTTGAATGACGGTGCAGATGTTCGCCTATTGATTGACCATGAAGGCGTGCCACTTGCCCGTTCCAAGAGTGGAACATTGGCTTTGGAAGAAGATGAGCGTGGACTGCGAGTAGAAGCAGAACTTGACCCAATGAACCCTGATGCTGCACGAATTATGTCTGCTATGAAGCGTGGCGATCTATCGCAAATGTCTTTTGCCTTCCGCACAATCAAAGATAACTGGAACACAGATCGTTCGGTGCGTGAACTTCGTGAAGTACAACTGTTTGATGTGAGCGTTGTTACCTTCCCTGCCTATGAGCAAACTGTTGCTGAGTTGCGCAAACGAAATGAGCCTGTTACTGTTGCATCAGTTTCTACTTTGAGCCTGAGAAAAAATCAGGTTGCATTGCAGAAACTTCGCAGCCGTTAGACAGCCGACCCTAGAACGGGTCACTGATCTCCTGACACTGAGAAAGAAACATAAACAAACTATTGACCACAGGAGGTCATAATGTCATTTTCCAAATCACTAATTGAAAAGCGTGATGCTGCGCTTGCAAAGGCAGAAGCCATTGTTGAAGCAGCACAAGCAGAAGCCCGTGA